GTATCTAGCACAGAGTCCGTAAGATATTGTGTTCCGTATAGCAAAAAATCTTTACATGTTGTTGGGGTGTATTCGGTATCAGGAATTAGCTTATACCTAGATTCCTATCCAGTTAGCTCTAAATCTCTTTCAAATTTTAAATTTGCAAATACAAATTTAAGCTTGAATACAGGCCCTACATTAGTCTCTGGAGACACCTTCATTGTAGATGCCCCCGCAGTATATCGATACGGATTAGGTCCTCAATTAATAAAGGAACACTACCTTGAGGGAAACAAATCTCCTTCGGCAATTCATGTTGTCTATCCAGACAAAGGGGTTTTGTTTAGCGGGACAGACGCAAATATTAAAGCGGTAATGGACTACTCTTATCCAGCCAGCAAGCCATGGTCTGACTTTTTGGACGACAATACTTATTATGATTTTGACAGAGGATATATTACTTTTTATAAAACTGACACTGTGTCAGCAAGAACTTTTGTAATTAATGACTATTTTGTTATTCCCTCTCAACTAGGAATAAATACATCAAAATTAGAATGGCGGAATGACCTAGGGATTTCAGTAGAATCTAGTACGGATGGAACAACGTACTTGTCCTGCACAAATGGACAACCCTTACCCCAATATACAAAAGACTCTTTCCACTCAAGCGGTAGCGTGCATATTAGAATTACCATGTCCACCACGGATGCCAGCAAGTATTTGCCAAAACTATCATTCTTCTGCATAACCTTTTATTCGGACAGGACAATATATGCTGATAATTTTGGAGATAAAATAACTTCCTCCACAGACTATTATTTGGGGTCTTTAAATTACCCTGTGTTATCCCGTCACTACATGAATGGAATTAGGGCTAAAAGTGGGGCAGGATTTGATATCGACACTTTGTCCTCTACCAAGTCCGTAGAGATGCTATTTACGCCCCTTACGTTGGCCGCTAGCACCCTATTCTATGCCGCTAGTCCTTCTGCTACCAGATTTGCCTGGAGCGGCTCTGGGGTCATTTCTAAGGCCAATATAGACAAGGTGTATATAAACAATGTAGATATAACTAATCAGACAAGCATTAGCTCGTATTTAAATGAAGAAGAGCCCCACCATATAGTCTTGGTATTTAATACCGCAGTTGCAGGGCCCCTACAAATGAATTATGAGTCTTCAGGCGGGCCAAGTAACCTATATAAAAATATTGCTATTTACGATTCTGAATTAACTTCAGGCAAGGTAAACACACATTATAATCTTTACACAGGAAAACCTGTAGAAACAGTTACTGAAAATGCCATAACCCTGACAGAATTGGCCACAGAATACTATAATAACGACTGGGTCGTGCTCCAAAGCATATAAATTTGTCACGCCCCTTGACAAAAAGCTGGACTTATACCATAAAGAATGGTAAAATAAAGTTCTATGGACATCAGTAAAGCAAATACAAGATTTATAGAAGAAGAATCCACCCTAGGGATCTATGTTTGGGAAATGCCTGACGGCAGGTGGATTGGAGACGATGATGGCAACTTTCTTTCGGTCACGTCCAAAAAAGGAAATAGATCCAGAATCGATGCGTTGGCTAGAGAGGTTCGCTCATACGGTATTTACGAGGGGCAGCCTAAATTCCTTTCTGCCAGACGAAAGATTACAGACGAAGAATTTCAAGAGCAAGAATCAAGACTTAAATGGGGACTAGTTCCAGACCCTCTGGATATTGGAAGCTATAAAGACGAAATGAAAAACTTAAGAGCAAAGGGACAATAATGATTGAGCATGTAGATGAAAATGACTCTAATGATATTTCTATATCTAACGTAGCCGACTGGATGAAATTTAATGCTCCAGTAGATACAACTAGTACCGATTTATTTAAAGTTAGCGGAGAAGATTTAACAAAGATATCAGGACTTAGTCCTGCATTCCGTAGAAAAGTTAGCAGAGACATACAGAAAAGATTTGTGGGTCAAGACGGAGCACAAACACAACAGAATTTATTAGCACAAGCAATTACTGGGTATGCTACTTTTGACCTAATTGAGCCACCCTACAATTTAGACTATCTCTCTAAGATATATGAAATTTCTCCATACAACTATTCAGCAATTAATGCTAAGGTTTCAAACATAGTTGGATTAGGACACGACTTTGTCGAGACAAGAAAAACTAAAGAAGCATTTGACAATATCTCAGATGACAAACAATTAGATCGGGCACGTAGAAAACTTAATAGACTTCGTCAAGACCTACACGATTGGCTAGAGGAATGTAACGAAGAAGAGACATTTACAGAAACATTAATTAAGGCTTACACTGATGTTGAGGCAACAGGAAACGGTTATCTAGAAATAGGTAGAACCTCTGTTGGTAAGATTGGATATATCGGACATATCCCTGCCAAGACAATACGTGTTCGTCGTCTTCGTGATGGCTTTATTCAATTGCTATACGGCAAGGCGGTATTCTTCCGTAATTTCGGGGATCAAGAAACAGAAAACCCTATTGCAGGAAACTCAGATAGACCCAATGAAGTTATTCACCTAAAGAAGTATACTCCAACAAATAACTATTACGGCATTGCCGATATTGTTGCATCTTCAAATGCTATGTCTGGAAATGAGTTTGCTGGAAAGTATAACCTTGACTACTTTGAAAACAAAGCGGTCCCAAGATATATTATCACAGTAAAGGGTGCTAAATTATCTACAGAGTCTGAACGTAAATTACTCGAGTTCTTCCAAGTTGGCCTAAGAGGAAAGAATCATAGGTCTTTGTATATTCCACTTCCACCAGATTCTCCAGACTCTAAAACCGAATTTAAAATGGAGCCAATTGAGGCGGGCACCCAAGAGTCCTCATTTAACGTATATCGTAAATCTAATAGAGATGAAATTCTATTATCTCACCGTGTCCCAATTAATAAAATTGGAACCCCAGAGGGAGTCAATTTAGCGGTAGCAAGAGATGCCGATAAAACATTTAGGGAGCAGGTATGTCGTCCAGCCCAAATGAATTTAGAAAAGAGATTAAATAAAATTATTGAAGAAATGACAGACGCTCTGCTTCTTAAATTTAATGAGCTTACCTTAACCGATGAGGATACCCAATCTAAAATAGATGAAAGATATTTAAGGATGCAGGTAATTACCCCTAATGAAATTAGAATCAGAATGGGTATGGTCCCAATTGACGGGGGCGATCAGGTCATTCAATTAAAGCCACAGCAACAGGCAGAAGTCAGGGCCCAGGCTGGTAAAACTAGGGCTAGGGATTCTGAGAGGTCGGCAAATTCCCCAGATATTTCTGGTGAGGGTAGAAATGCTCAAGGCGACGGAAGACAAGTCGACTAACCCTACTCAACTGATTATTTGCCTTATATACAATAAGAAACTATAATTAAGCATATGAATATTGAGAAATCTCTTTGGTCTTCGCATGGCGATGACATCACGTTATCCGTCCCCTTTACCAAAGTTAACCGTGAAAAACGAACAGTCTCGGGATTTGCAACACTTGATAATGTTGACCAGACTAATGATGTAGTCACCGCTGAAGCAAGCATCAAGGCATTCGAAAATTTCCGTGGGAATCTTCGAGAGATGCATCAGCCACTTGCAGTGGGCAAAGTAGTTTCTTTTAAACCAGAAACATACTACGATCCAGCATCAAGAGAATTTTACAATGGAGTTTATGTAGACGCATACATTTCAAAAGGATCCCAGGACACCTGGGAAAAAGTTTTAGACGGAACCCTAGCAGGTTTCTCTATCGGCGGAAAGATTATTGAATCAGATAATGAAGTTAATAAAGCAACAGGTAAGACTGTAAGATTTATAAAGGACTACTCCTTGATGGAGTTGTCAATTGTAGATTCACCAGCAAACGAACTTTGCAACATTTTATCAATATCAAAAAGAAACGGTCAGCTAGTATTTAAGGGAATGGCAGCCGAGATCGTAACAGAAAATATTTTTTACTGTGACGAATCTGATTCAGTATTCATTTCCACAGAGTCATCATATGATTCCCCAGTTACAGGCAAGCCTGCAACATTAATCGGATGGGTAGAGTCAAACGATGTTAACAAAGCAAAAGAAATAGATAAGATTCTTGATTTACATAAAAAATCAAGATTGTCCACGCCTGAAACACAAATTGCAAAACAGGCAGACATAGAAGGAGGTAAAGAAGTGTCAGATAATATAGAAAACGTAGTTACTGAGACTGTTGAAAAGGCTTACGAGGCCGCTGACGTAATTGCAGCACAACAGGGCACAGTCGCCGTAGAAGACACAGCAGTCGTTGTAGAAGCAGCAGCTGTTGAAGAAATTTCTGCAGATGATGCAGAAGATGCTTCTGCCGACACTCTAGAAAAAGCAGCCGACGTATCAGAAGTTATGGTTGATGAACCTGATTTTGCAAAGATGCTTGGCGATCTTAAAGGCTTTTTCTCAGAAACATTAAATAAGGCTTCAGAAGCAAATGCTGCTCAAGTTTCAGCTATTAAAGAAACAGTTGAGACATTCAGCAAGAGCGTTGATGGCCGTATTTCAGAATTGGCAGAGCAACACACAGCACTTTCAAATGCTGTAAATGATATCAAGAACACGATTGATGGTGTAGAAAAGCGTGTCGATGCAGTAGAATCAGAGACTGCAATTAAGAAGTCCTCAGACCTTGGCGGGTCTCAGGAGGTAACAATCAAAAAATCAAAATGGAACGGTTCTTTCCTCGGTTCCGTATCGGAATTAATAAAATAAGGTAGGTGAAATATAATATGAGTAATGAAAACTTAGAAAAGGCAATTGCAGCTGGCACAACCGCCGTTGCAACCTTTACATCAGCATCTGGTGGATCTGGAGTACACACAGCTAGCGAAGCTGGCAACGGTGGACTTCTAAACCCAGAGCAATCAGCTCGCTTCCTTGATTATATGTTCGACGCAACCGTAATTGGGAAAGTCGCCCGTACAGTCAGAATGAGAGCGGACACAACTGAGATTGATCGTATGTCCGTTGGCGAGAAGCTTATGACTCTCGCAACAGAAGGAGACGCAACTGGTGCAAACGCAGCAGTAACTTTCTCCAAGATCTCTCTTACAACAAAGAAACTTCGTCTAAATTGGGAAATTTCAAATGAGTCTCTAGAAGACAACATTGAAGGTCCAGATCTAGAAGATCACATTGCCAGACTTATGGCAACACAGGCAGGTAACGACATTGAGGACGTAGTCCTTAACGGAGATACAACTAGCGCAACAGCACTATACACTGCATTCGATGGCATTGTAAAGAAGGCAAAAGCTGGCGGTACAGTCGTAGCAGGCGCAGGTGCAGGAATTAGCCGTGATCTATTCAACAAAGCACTTAAGGCTATGCCACGTAAGTACAAGCAACGCCGTGGCGATTTGAGATTCTTGGTAGGTTCAAACCTAATTCAAGATTTCAATTATGCTAACAGCATTGGTACAAATCAGACAATCCCACAAGATATTGCTTCAAGCATTATCCGTGGTAATGATCCAGTACTTGGTGGACCAGCAGGCTTCGTAGCACCTTTCGCATTTGGTATTCCAATTGTTGAAGTTCCTATGCTAGATGAAAGCCAAACAGGTACATACAGCTCTCCATCAGGATCACACGGAGATATCCACTTGTCATTCCCAAATAACGTAGTTATTGGTATCAAGCGTGATGTAACCGTATATCGATTCTTCCAGCCACGCAAGGACTCCATTGAGTATACAATGTATACCCGTGTAGGATGTGCAATTGAGCAGGCAAACGCCTGGGTGGTTGTTAAAGACGTCAAGGTCGTAGCCTAGTAAATAGGATTCAGACTTGCAAAAAGCCCCCTAAATTAATTTTTGGGGGGCTTTTCATTTCAATTTAGTAATGGTATAATTGTTTAGAGTAGAAATAGGAGATAATCTATGTCATTTGAGACATTGAAAGTATCTGAATTAAAAAAGATTGCATCAGACTTTGCAGTCGAAACAGAAGGTCTAAAGAACAAGGCCGACATAATTGCCGCCCTTTCAGAAGAAGGTGTAAGCTGGTCTGTATATAACACGACCCTAGCAAAGATGGAAGAGGAAGACATGACAACAGAAGTACTACCAAAATTTGATCCAAAAGCGGATCTGCCAGAGAATACAGTATTAGTAAAAATGGACAGACATAACTATAGGTATGATACTATGGAGTTTACGTTTACAAAAGAGCACCCATTTATTGCAATGAACAAGGATAAAGCTCAAGAAATTTTTGATAAGGAGGAGGGCTTTAGATTAGCAACTCCAAAAGAAGTCCAGGAGTTTTACAACTAGTCTAGCCTCTTAAATGGCAGAAGTATTAGTAGGTTCACAATCTCCAGTAACACATAAAGTGTTCTGGGACGGAGACGTTGCAGATGCAACTTCTGCACCAACCGTTAAAATTTATGACGTAACAAATGATCCAGCAATCAGTCCTGCAATTCCTTCGACCACAATTTTAGCAACCCTCACATCAACCTTGGATGAAAATAATCCAGGCACCTATACAGTAAATATTCCGTATGCTTATACAGACAGAAATAGAACACTAAGGCTTAAGTGGGAATATGCCGTCAGCGGAACATCTGTTATAAAGACAGAGGATGTATTTGTTGTTACTCCATATGTTGATTTTAATCATATTCAAGATCTAGGCTTTGCCTCAGATTCATCTGACCCAGGATACAAGTCTTATTCAGAATTACTTAAAGCAGAAAGATATGCTCGTAAGCAAATTGAAGCTTACACAAAGCAGTATTTTTACCTGCACGATGACACATATCTTGTATATGGATTTGAGTCCGATACTCTTCCATTGCCCGAAAAACTTCATGCCCTACAAAAACTTCACGTAAAAGATATTTTGCTTATAGACAATTTGGTAACCCCAGCAGTAAACAATTGGGGGCTGACGGTTAATCTAACAGAAACAAAATTTGGTATTAGAGTAGATAGATCAAGCACCCTAGATAACACAGTATACATTGCAAACGGAATGGTGCCACCAAGCATACATGATTACAGCGGACTATTTGATGTTGGAGTACCCTATAAAGTGCAGGGTAGATTTGGCTGGTCTTCTGTTCCAGAAAACGTGGAACAAGCGGCAGCAGAATTAATGAAAGATTATTTTTCTAAAGATTTAGCCTGGAGAAATAAATACGTTAAGTCAATATCTACTTTTGACTGGGAGTTTGAGTATTCAGGAAACGCTTATGTGGGCACAGGAAACTCTCAAGCCGACAGCCTGTTATCTGACTACGTCTTAACAGCTAAAGCAGAGATCATATAATGAACAGCATCGTAGACTCTGTCTTGTCTATGAACTTAGATGTATATAGACAGTCTGAGCTTCAAGATACCGACACGGGCGCACTTGTCAAAGAATGGAATTATCACAGGACCGTTGCCTGTCATGCTAAAGGAGTTATCAGCAATTCTTCAGCAAGAGGATCTGGCGACCAACAAGTTTTTTCTAACAAGTATTTAAATGATCAAGTCATTCAGGTCAGGACAGCAAAGAAGTTAACTATCAGAGAAAAAGTTACAAACATAAGAGATACAGACGGCAATGTTATTTGGAATGAAATTAATTATCCATCTGAAACCCCAACAGTATTTGAGGTCATGGGAACAACTCCAGTCACAGACCCCTTTGGTCGTGTCATCGCCTACAACTCATCTATGAAGAGATCGGAGAACCAGCAAATTGGACAATAGCGGATTACTGGTTCAGGCAGCAAGCGGACTAGAAAGAATGATGTACGCAAATCAAAACGGACCTTTAAAGGACAGTACAGTGGCTCAGATATCGGCATTTGTATATTACAAGGCTGCAGTCATATCTAAGATTTCAACTAATGCTCAGTTCAGAGCCGCGTTTACAAAAACCATGTTTGATCAGATAAACACAGATTTTGGCAATTATGTAGACGCATTAGCCAGATCCAAACCCAAGTCTTTGCATCATGTTTATGAGTGGAAAAAAACTGGTAATAAAACTGCTAGGCTTTTTAAATTAAATAAAATTTCAGAAGAAGGACTATCCTTTAGAATTAACTACGAATTCCTTCCCTCTAAGTCCATGGTTCCTTCCTCTACTGGAAAACGTAGACACATGTTTATTAATAAAGCTTCTGTAATGGAGGCAGGAAAGCCATTAGTAATTCAGCCCAGGAATGCGGAACGCCTAGTTTTTGAAATTGACGGAGAAACAATATTTATGCCTAAAGGCAAAGCTGTTATAGTAAGACGACCTGGAGGATCAGGTGCAAGAAATCAGTTTGCTTTGGCATATTCAAGATTTTTTAGTGGCAGCCTAGTCAATGCTTCAATTAAAAGTTCTGGATTTCAAAGACTATTTAATTCAGGTATGAGCAAGGCACTTAGACTTCCTTCTGATATAAAAAAAGTTAAGTATACCTTTTCGCCAAATACTATCAGGTCTCAAGCAGACTCTGCACTATCGTTGGCATTTGGAGGTGCGCTATGACGGCTAACTATAAATTAGATGCAATGTTGGAGCTTCGCAAGTATTTATGGAAAGAATTATATACCCGTAATATATTTGACGAGCAAGATTATTGGAGTGATAATCTAAACGAAAATATTGTCCCTATAATTCCAGTCCAGCAAGCGGCAGAAATGAATCAATTCTTAAGCGGAAAGAAGCACATTGTCTACGATAAGATAGGGATGTCCTATGAAGACAATTGGCTCATATGTTGCGAGCAGATACTATTTACCATATATTCGACTTCGGTAGCCGATATTAATGAGATTAGAAACTATATGACTGATGAGTTTAGAAGGATGGATGAGTCGGCCAAAGATATCAATAAATGGGTAGACCTTTCTAATAAATTTAAATTCCACAGCGTATATCTAGCAGATATATCCCCTACGGCTCCCTCAGAGGAACTACAGGGATTCTTTTCTGCTGAGGTCATTCTAGAGATCAAGTATTCTAGGATTACAGACAGCGTAGGCAGGTTCCTCTAGGGTTTGCCTTTTTACCCTTTATGCAATAAACTTGTACTACAGAGGAAAGAAGCCTAGCCAGCTTTAATTTAAGATTTTTACAGTATGTATATATATATATTGAAATATAGGAGGTAATAAAACTATGACACAATCCGTAGGTAATGCAAAAAATATTCTTGTCGGTGCGTCACCATTGTTCTTGTCATCTATTGACATTAACGATGCAGATTATATTGCTAACGCAGAACCAGGCGTTGCAATTGCTGCAGAATCTAGTACTTCACCATTAACTGTTGGAGTTCCAGCATATGTAGCAGGAGAGTCTTACACAACTACTCTAAATGGAGTAGATCAAGTAGCAGGACGAATGGGATACCGTAACGTTGGTTTTACTAACAATGGTCTTCAGATCACTTATAACCCAACATACGATTCCGTAACCGTCGATCAGTTACTTGACACAGCTAAGCTGTTCAAGTCTGCGATGGAGGTTATGATTGCGACAGAAATGTCAGAAGGTACTCTCGAGAACATCGCAGCAGTATTTGGACAATCAGCAAGCACAATTGGTGCAGTTTCAGGATCTGCAAATACTACAAAGCAAGAACTTGGTTTAGCAGCAGGTGCTCTAGGAGAGGCTCCAACTGAGCGTCAACTAGTTGCAATTGGACAAGCTCCAACAGCAACCAGCACAGCTTCTGAGCGTATTTACTATGCACGTCGAGTATTGTCTGTACAACAGTCACAATTCTCACTTGCTCGTACTACCCCAACCACATTCCCAGTAACTTTCCGTCTTCTACCAGATGCCAACCAGGCTGGTACTGAATACGGTAAGATTATTGACCGTGTATTAACTGTCTAATATATCTAATCTTTTAGATATCTAGTAAAACCCCCAATTTATTGGGGGTTTTGCATTTGTATTAGTATATTGTATTTAGTATAATGATTAGGAATAGATCCTAGGAGGACCTAAATTGGCAACAACAGTATATGACGTAGAAGAGGTAACGCTACAAAACGGCAAAGCCGTAAAGCTTAAGCCCCTTTCGATCAAAGAACTTCGTAAGTTCATGATAGCAATTAAGAAAACTGGGGAGTCCCAGACAGAAGATGAGACACTAAACATCCTCATTGATGCTTGTGCAATTGCACTAGAAAAACAGCTACCAGAATTGGTAGCGGACAGAGATGCATTTGAAGATGCACTTGACGTCCCAACAATGAACCGCATTCTTGAAGTTTGCGGAGGAATTAAACTTGACGACCCAAACCTACTAGCGGCAGCGGTTCTGGCTGGTCAGAACTAGATTTAGCCGCTTTAGAAGGAGAACTTTTTCTTTTAGGACATTGGAAGAACTATAATGAACTTGAAGAGAATTTATCAATGCCAGAACTGATAGCTACTTTAAAAGCTTTGAAGAAGAGGGAACACGGAGAAAGAAAGTTCTTTGCCTCTTTAAAGGGAGTAGACATAGGAGAGTTTGAAGAAGAAGGAAAGCAGGGTTCTAGTTTTGAAGAAATACAGTTGAGAGCGGCAGGAATAGATGCTAACCCCAACGATGTTATTTCACTTCAAGGAAGATTTGCAGCTGAGGCTGGATTCGGAATTGGAGCAGGACTAGGATATAGTAAGGAGTAACCTGAATATAAATGGCTGAAGAAACAATCAGTACCCGTATAGTAGCCAATGCCGATTTCTCGGCATTGATTTCTGACGTACATAGAGTTACTGCAAGCCTATCTAAATTACAGCAAGAGTTAGCCACATCTAACAAGATGTTGTCAAATCAAATTGCTGTAATGAATCGCTCCTTTTCCGATACTCTCAGAAGTACAGGACAGTACTCCACACACTTCGTAAGCCTAACATCAGATGTTGAAAAGTTTGGTAGAAATCTTGACGGCGGAAAATTAAAACTAGGTCAATATTTTAACGCATTTAGAGATCATGCTAAAACATCTGGTGGACTTATAAGAGATTTAGCAAAACAGCAAGTAGCCCTTCAGAACTCAGTATTACAACCGCTAGGCAGAAACGCACAAGGACTAATGCAGTTCAATGTGCACGTTCCAAGAGGGCTAGACGTAATAAAGAATAAGACAGAAATTGCAAGACAACAGCTTGCAATATTTAACAAGGTAATTCAAGACGGTGCAACTGGACTTATTAACTGGGGTAAAAACACTCAGTGGGCAGGTCGTCAGTTAACAGTAGGATTAACTGTTCCCCTCATAGCATTTGGCAACGCAGCATCAAAAGCTTTTAGAGAAGCAGATCAGGAACTGGTTCGTCTAACAAAGGTTTACGGTGATATTGCTGGAACATCTGTTCGGGAGCTAGGTCAAGTAAGAAAAGATGTTGCTCAGACCGCAAAAGATATTTCTGCGGCAATGGGCGTTTCATTTAAAGAAACAATTGGTTTAGCTGCTGATATTGCTGCAACAGGAAAAACAGGAAATGAGCTACTAGGTTCAGTTCAAGAAACTACTAGACTAGCAGTTCTTGGTGAAGTAGATAGACAAGAAGCTATGAAAGCAACTCTTGCAATTCAAACAGCTTTTAAACAAAATACAGAAGAGCTTTCCGCATCAATTAACTTTTTAAACGCAGTTGAAAACCAAACGTCAACTACCCTTAACGATTTGGTTACTGCAATTCCAAAAGCAGGTCCAGTAGTAAAAGCATTGGGAGGCGACGTAAAAGAATTAGCTTTA